GCGATGCAAGGTTTCGATCAGGACCCTACCGGAACGATTGCTAAAGTCAGTGGCATTGACTACGCTGTGGGTGCCAAGCTTCGTGACCAGTACATTGACAATCAGAGGTTGGCTGCGTCTCAGGCGGCTACTGCTGAAGAGAAGGCTGCACGAATTGCGGCTGGCAAACAGGCCGTGGACCAACGCACGAGGGGGTACGCCGCTTCAATGCTTGGTTCGATGGCAACTTGGGACGACGCCAAGCGGGCTCAGTTTTATCCTCAGATGCGTCAGCAGGTTCTTACTGCGGCACAACGTCAGGGGCTTGATCTGAGTGAAGAGTTGCCTGAAAGCTTTGACCCCAGCAGCTTGGACGCTTTCATTGACGGAGCGGTTCCTGTTGGCACTCAACGTAATCAGCGTCTGACCAAGGACCGGATCGAGAATCAAGACAAGCAAGCGGTCATGCGAGATACCACTACCCGTCGAGGGCAGGACATTGTTTCCACTGACAAGGCTGCGGGACGTGCAGTAACCATGCGTGGTCAGGACATTTCTCACAGTGACCGTGTTGCTAGTCGTGCTGCAAGTGCGGCTCGGTCGGCTGCTTCCGGGGGTCGTGCCAAAGCACTGGGACGATATGTCGGAGAAGACGGAAAGTACCGTGTTATTATGTCTGACGGAAGCGAACGGCAGTCGCAAGCCAAGGTCCGGCCAACTGGGCGAGGCGGTGGGGCGGCCAAACCCGCTGAAGGAATGCGTCGAATTATCAACGGCACGACTTATGAATGGCGCGGCGGCAAAGCTGTGCGTGTTAGTTAACAAAGGAAAAGCTTAAAGTGGCAGGTGACGTTATCAGTGCTGAAGACTTCTTGGCGGGTGCTGAAGCTCCTGCTGACACGTCTCCGTACCGTAAGGCTCCGTGGTACTCGATTTACCAAGAGCTGAAGAACAGTGACGTTCCTCTGGCGGACACCCCCACTGACCCCAAGAAGGCTGACCAGTACCTTGCCACTGTTGCTCGTCAGCAGCATCTTGCTCAACAGAACAAAGGCAATCGGTTTACTGAAGCAGTTGATCGTATTGGTGGCTTTGGCATCAGTGACGAAACGAGAGCTGCACTGGGAGGCGACAACTCGGGCAACGTAATCCGCAACCTTCCTGCCAACATTGCTGACGTTGGTGCTCGTGCACTTCAGGGTCTTCAGGTTGGCATTGAGGGCACGGCTAAGACTGTTGATGATGTTATTGACTCGACTGGTCTTAATGACGTAGTTCGTAAGTACCTTGGCAATGACTTTCACCCCGGTGAAGGCGCCCTTGCGCTGATGGAGGCGTTTCCTGCTGGCGGTCTTGAAGCTGGCTTAGTCCCTCACACCACGTTCCGTACTCCTTCTGCTGTCGACAACATCAGTCCCGAACTCCGTGCCCAGTTAAACAAAGAAGCTGGGGCGCTGTTCGAGAACGGTGCGACTAAGGAACAGATGAACGCTTGGGCTAAAGACCGAGGGCTGGCTCCTTACGGGGACGACTTCGACGAAGCCATTCAGGCCAGAGACGCAGCTAAGGCAAAGGACCCTAACGCTCCGGTCAAGCTGGACGAAACCTTGCAAGCTGTGGGCGACACTAGGGCTCTGGCACAAGAAGCGGAAGCTTTCAAAGCAACCCCTGAACCTAAGCCTACTGACGTATTTCCAACCGAAGCAAGTCAAGCAGCGGACGCAGAAGTTTGGGGGCAGAAGCTTGGGGCTCCCGTTGCCAAGTCTGAAGAAGCTGTACCGAACCCGGTCACGGGTGACCTCGTGGTTAACGAAGAAGTGGCAGGGGCTTTAAGCAAGTCCGACGCTGACGCTTTGTTTAAGTCTGAACTAGTTCCGCCTGAAAAGCAAACCACGTCTCAATGGGAGAAGAGTCTCAAGGCCGAGGCCAACGCTTTTAAGGCCCAGCAGACGGCAGAGTCGGCCCTTCCTGCGGTTCCTACAGCTAAGACGGCCATTGTACCGGACAACATTCAAGCCCCTGTACGGACCGCTGAGGGGCTTCCTGACCCTGTTGCCCCGACTGGTGAAGTAATCACTCGTCTCACTGACGCACTCAACAACGCAGCCAAGGTCAACGCAAAGGTGCAACGTCGGTTGTACTCTGTTGCAAGGTCTGAACGGCTGAAGGGTGTTATCGAAGCAAGGCGAGCAGGACCCGGTGGTGAGGCTGGTCTTCGGGCTGAGCTTTCTCAGCTGAAGGGTGAACTTCCCAAGGCTGAGTTTGAAGGTGTTCGCTCCCAGTTTAGCCAAGAAGAAGTTGACGGTCTGTTTAATCATCTGACCAATCATCCTTCTTTGTCCATTTACGACCAGATCAACGCACGAGGCGGGCTCGCCAAACTGCTTGACGGACAGGTGCCAACCAAGAGTGAAATCAAACTTCTTGACCGGACCTTTCCTCCTGAGTTTGTGAAAGCGGCTGTTAAGAATAGGTCCAACACTTCCAAGGTTCTGGACTTCGCGGGTAACGCTCTTAACCTTCCTCGTTCTCTTATGTCCACGTTTGACTTGTCCGCTCCGCTTCGGCAGGGTGTGTTTCTTGTTGGACGTAAGGAGTTCTGGAACGGCTTTGCGGGAATGTTCAAACAGTTTGGAAGCGAAAAAGCTTACCAAGGTGTAATGGACAGCATCCGCAATCATCCTAACTATCCTTGGATGGAAGAAGCTAAACTTGGGCTGACTGACATTGGCACTTCTCTGTCTCACCGTGAAGAAGCTTACATGTCTCAGTGGGCGGAAAAGATTCCAGTGATCGGCAAAGGGGTCAAGGCTTCTGAACGTGCTTACTCCGGCTTTCTTAACAAGCTGCGGGCTGACACGTTTAACTCGATCCTTGAGCAGAGCAAGGCTGCGGGCGTTAACTTCATTGACGATCCCAAAGCGCTAAAGGACATTGCTTCCTTTGTTAACAACGCCACTGGGCGTGGGTCGCTCGGTCCTCTGTCTCAGGCTGGTCCAGTTCTCAACGGTCTGTTCTTTAGTCCTCGTCTTATGGCAAGTCGTGTGACCATGCTTAACCCGGCGTACTACGCAACTCTCAGTCCGGTGGTTCGTAAGGAGGCGGTTAAGTCTCTGATTGCTTTCGGAGGAATTGCCAGCACGGTTGCAGGTCTTGCTGCGTCTTCCGGTCTTGACGTTGAGGTTGACCCTAGGTCTTCTGACTTCGCTAAGATTCGCAACGGCAAAACTCGGTACGACATTCTTGGTGGTTTCGGCCAGTACCTTACTCTTGGTGCACGACTTTCAACCAACGAAACCAAGAACATGAAGGGTGAAATTCAGACGATGGGCAAACGGTACGGAAGTGCTACTCGGCTTGACGCTGTGATCCGCTTCGCCACTAACAAAGAAAGCCCTGTTGCTTCGTACATCACTGACTACCTTCGAGGAAAGAACGCCATTGGTGAACCCTTTGAAGCACGTCAAGCGGCTGTGCAACGAATGCTTCCTCTGTTCTGGCAGGACCTCGCTGAGGTGACTCAGGACGAAGGACTCAAGGGAGCAATCAAGATTAGTCCGGGCATCTTTGGTGTTGGTGTTCAAACGTTTGACGCACCTGTTGACCGTAAAACTTTCATGTCTGGGGCCGCAGCACCGTCTGCTGAACCTGTTAAGGAGGAAGCACCAAGTTCAACTGACATCCCTGACACTCTCAACGCAGAAGCTTTTCTGCAAGGACAAGAGGTAACTAAATGAAAACTGAATCGACTGAGCTAAAGGCTTCGGGTCGTGCCGTCGGTCTAATCAAGCTTTCCGAAAGTCTGGCCAAGGTTCGTAAGGACGGTCTCGTTGAGGCTTACCCTGACCCTGCCCACGGCTGGAAGGTGCCCACGATTGGTTGGGGAACGACTGGACCTGACGTTGCAAAGGGAACTGTCTGGCCTGTTTCCACCTGTGAGAATCGTTTGCTCAAGCACGTAGAAATGGTTGCTGACCAAGTTCGAGAAGCACTAGGCGGAGCTAAGACAAACCAGTCTCAGTTCGACGCCTTTGTTGACTTCACGTACAATCTCGGAATCGGCAACTTCAAGTCTTCGACTCTGCTCAAGCTTCATAAGGCTGGCAAGTTCAAGGAAGCTGCTGACCAGTTCGTTCGTTGGAACAAGGCAGGTGGCAAGGTGCTGAAGGGTTTGACCACGAGGCGGGAAGCTGAAAGGCTGATGTATGTTAGCTAAGGTTGTTGACCGTTTTGCAACACCTCAGTTTGTTATTTCCCTCATGCTGGTCATTCTGTTTTCGGTTGCTTACCTAAAGCATCCTGACGACGGAACTCTGAACGGTGCGATCATTGCTGCGTTCTCTGCGGCGTGGGGTTACTTTATTGGTTCAGCCAGTCATAAGAGCCAAGACGTAGCTAAGAAAGTGGAGGTGACTAACACGGACGATAATGCAATTCCTGTAAAGGACGGATAAAAGAAAAGGGGCCTCTCAGCGTTTTGCCGAGGGCCCCTTTTTTGTGTCTGTGTTACTTAATCAGTCCAACCCTCAACCATTAGTCGGAACCTTAGTGGTTGGGGTCTTCTTGCTGTCCTTCACGATCTGCTTCACAACAGGAACAACCGTGATAAGGACTGGGGCCAGACCGGCAATCAGCTTCTTGAAGTCAATCTTCTTAAAAATGCTCATATGTTTTCCTTCTGTTAGCTTTGTGCAAGCCATTGATTTAATTCGGTTTCGTCTTCCAGAACAATATCAATAAACTGGTACATCACGTCAAATCGAACATCAGCGTTTGGTTCAAGTAGTATGGCAGTCTTGCAACCAGCACCCCACTTAGCATAAGTTATCTCCATGTGGCCTGACTTACCAGCGGGAAGTACGAGGACGGCATGAGACGAGGTGTCAAGATGGTGCTTGTCAAACTCAAACACATGCTTTGCGGCATAACCGCTGAGAGCCTGTTGGTAGTTGTGCCCTCTGTCTTTTTCGTACTTCTTCCAGTAGTCGTCAGCCTCAGGACCAGCAGAGTACCAGTCGTCGAAGACTTCAAACTGAGGAGCTGACTTACGGAGTCGAGCCGCAAGCTGGGGGACCGCCTCATTACGAAGCGATCCGATCAGGTAAAGTTTGTTACTTGCTTTCACTAAGAGTCCAGTCCCAAATCTTATTTCCTACGTGACCAATGCGAATCAAAGGCCACGCAATGTACATTTGGACAAGAATCTTTAGATCAGCCATCAGACAGGTCAGCTCGTGCGGCAGACTGAATCAGCGATTCAAACACAGACCGCCAGAAACCTGCATGACTCAGCACTTCGGGAAGAGTTTCAGCAAGTTCGGGGCTAATGTCAAAGTCAAGGATCGTTCCGTCCGGGGCGCTTACCAGCAACTCAAAGTCACCGGGCTCAGCGTCAGAAGGGAGGATGATGTACGGAAGGTTGAGATTTTGCTGTTCGTGGGTCATGTTCAATTCACCGTCTGTCCGAGTTCGCCACCAGTAGCGGGACGCAGAGGAGTTGCAAGTACCTCTGGCTGGCTTAGCGTTGCGTAGTCACCACAGGAAATCTTGAGGATTTGATGAGTGAAAACGTCAGTCTGTTCGTCCTTAATGAACGCAGTATTTACTTCGACACCACTTTCAATTAGCTGAAGAAAGAGCTTGAGGCGCTCCTGAGTGTCAAGGTTTTCAATTGCAATCTTTTCGTTGTCGTTCAATTTAGTTCCGTTTCTGTTTATTGGAATACTTCTACGTATTCGATGTTGGCCTCCTCAAAGAAAGCCTTGGTCTTCTGCATACTTGCACGCCACCGATTCATGAACTCCTCTGACGAGTCCACTTCACACACTACACGCTGCACCCCTGCTTGGACAATGTAAAGACTACAGTTGCAACAAGGAGGGCGATTGACATAGATTGTAGAACCAACCACGGGTTGACGTGCGTTAAGAATCGCATTGACTTCTGCGTGAATGACTCGTTCGTACTTGACTTCACGGTCGTTATAGAGGTGAGGTTCATCTCTCATTCCTGCTGGAAAACCGTTAAACCCAAGACTTACAACGTGCTTGCCTTGGGCAATAACAGCACCAACCTTAGTGGACGGGTCCTTAGACCAAGTGGCTGCTTCGTTTGCTAAGCGAAGAAACCGCTCGTCCCACTTACTTAGCTGCATTTTCTAACCAAGCTCGTACCGCCTTAGAAGCGCCTTCTACTGCATTCTTCTTCTCAGCCTTACGTCGGATATGAAGTTCTAATGCAGCTAGTGCACCCCAAGCCTCGTGAGCAAGGTGTTCGTACTCACTGTCGGAGTCAAGCTCTTCACCCATTGAGTTCAGCAACATGTGACGAAGTTGGGCGTCCTTGTAACGTTCGTATCCTTCTTCGACTCCTTCCCATCCGTTCCAAGCGTACTTCTTTGCACCGAAGGTTGAGATTTCAGCAACTGCCCAGAGGGCTCGTGGGAAGTAGTTGATAACACCTCGCCACACAGAAGGCTTGCCACCGTCGTACTTGACGGCTCCGGTTCCGATCTTGCTTGGGTCGTCTGTGGTGTAGTTATCACCGTAAGTTCCGGTTGCGTTAACGTCCAACAGATTGGCTCCCGCACCAAAAGTGATAAGGAATTGTCAGAGACTTAGTACTTTCAACTTCGCCAGTGCGAAGCTCTTTCTTGTCTCGGTTAGCAACAAACTCAAAATAATCTTGAGCTTTCTGAACGGGATCACCATCGTGATAACCATTTACAGCTAACGTCAAACATTGATAACGTAGATTCTCTTCTTCTGTCATCGTTTAACTCCTAGAAACTCTTGAACGTCTTCGTAGTTGTCTTCGTTAATCCAGTCGCCTTCTTCTGCGGCCTGAAGAACCAACTCAATTGGAATCTGAAGAAACTCCACCAGTTCCCACCCTTCGAGTCGGTCTTCCGCAACTTGCCGCTCAAACTTCGTGAGCATTCACTTTTCCATGTTAAAAATTACTGTCAATGTCGTAAGACAAAAGAACGTCAAGAGCTTCCTCGTAGGCTTCTTTTGAAACTAAAGGACCTCCGCAGCAATCTGGGTCTGAGCAGCTAGTGTCACCCCAGTAGTCTCTTACTGTTTCTATTGCAAAATAGATTTCGTTTATATTACCGGGATGTAGTTGCATTGGTCATGCTTTCGTTCTTTGCCCGTCAGACCAGCTTCCGCAGTTAACACACTGAAGACGCTGAATCTTAAATGCCTTTGTTCGTCGCATTCCTCGACTGTGCATGTGATTGGAACCACAGGCCCCGCATTCGTGCTTGTCCTTACCCATGTGTGGGTGATTACGAATGAAAGGCTTGATCTTGCGATAAAGGTTAGCCAACAAACGAACGTCTTGAATGCAGTACTTCTTCATCGTGGCTTGGGCCTTGGCGTCTCCTGCCATAACGTCCTTCCACAGATTGAAGCCTTGGTGTTTAACCTTGCCTCCAACCTTGAGCAACGGACCAATGTAAGCGAGACGGTTCATGTTGAACCCAAACTTCTTTACGGCCTTGATACAGTCAATGCTTGTAACAACAGGAGGAGGATTAAGACCGGCCAGTAGAATCTCACCAGTGATTTTAGGAAGGTCGTACTTGTCTCCGTTGTAGGTGACAACTGCGTCTGCCTCTTCCAGCAAACGGAGCGCCGCCTCGGCCATCCCTTTACGTCCGTCCGTCCACTCTGCATAGAACTCAAAGTCCTTTGACCCTTCCCAATGAGCACAGAAACAAAGCATTCCCCCGTGGTCAATTAGCTGGTCGGGTCCAATGTTCTCGTCCCACATTCGCCACACGTAGGCAAGAGCGGGTCGCCACTCAATGTCAAGAACCAGCACCTTTCCCGGTGTGTTATTAGCCTTCATACTTCTTGAACTCTTTTGGTTTCTCGTTTATCCACTTGGCGGGAATAGTGCCTTCCGCAAATAAGAACCCGTACTTCCGGGCCCAGTCTGCATAAGTGTTCTTGCTTCCCTTTGACAACTTCTTGTTTGCGTCCATGAACACAAATCTAATGTCAAGGTCAGGGTGACACCTCTTCACTGCCGCCATCTTAGCTCTTGCTTTTACGTCAAAGTAACCCTTTGCTTCAATGATGATGTTGTTCGGAAGCACAAAGTCTGGCAGGTAACGACCAAAGATTGTGTACTCAAGTTTGAAAGGTTCAAACTCAACAGTGATGCCGTTAGAAACTGCGTCGTTGTAAACGGTCTCCTCGAACTTACTCCTAAAATTCATGGTCATGCGTCTTCAAAACTTACCTTAGGTTCTCTGACAACTCGGGTGAGGTAACGTGGTCCTGTGCTGTAGTAGTACGTCTTCAGTCCTTCACCACCATTTACGTCTGCCCAACAACCGAACTTATGAGGACAGTAAGAGCAACCAGTAGCAAGCTTCCGATTACCAGACTTACCGTCAGGAACATCGTCATAACAACGATTCGGAAGAACATCTGAAGCAACCACTTGCTTGATATGCTTGATGCGTTCTCGGACATTGTAAGCCTCGATTACATGCTGCGGAATTTCACAGAAACAAATCTTTCCTAAGGTCTTGTCAACAGCAAGGAAGCCGCCACGTTCTAGGCCGAGGGCTGTGATGTACCCACAGAGCTGCGCGGTATATCCAAATGGGTCGTTGCCGTCTTGGAATAGTGCACCCGACTCAAACTTTTGGAAACTGAACGAGGAAGCTGACTTAACGTCAACGACAACCCCGTCAATAATCGCGTCAATGTGACCCTTAATGCCTTCACACTCGACTTCAGCTTGTTCATGTGTAACCTCATGTCCTGCCATCTTGGCGTAAAGAAGCATCATCTGCTCAATCACGTCGCCGTAAGAAAACTTGATGAGCGTCTGGGGCTGAAGGACTTCCTTCTCGCCTTTTCCGTTAATGTCGTACCAAAGTTGTCGGTCAGGACGGCCCACATTTGACATACGAAGGCGGGTTCCAGTGTCGCGCTTGACGTGGAACCGTGCCTCCATTACGTCGTGTAAGTTGTCACCGAACTCCCGGAAAAGAAGCAACTCAGCAGCACGATCTGCGTCGTCTCCTGCCTGTGCCCCTTGTCTGAAGAGTCCGTGAATGTCCTCGACCAGCGTTTCAATTGCTGGCATACAGTGTCCTTAGAAAGTGAGAGGTAACCGGGAGGTTAGTATGGGACTTCCCTTAACCGGCCTTTACCGTCTTCTCGACCCCACACTTAATTACTTAGCGTCGGTGTCAGTCTTCTCAGCCGGAGCGTCGGCCTTGTTCGTCTCGTCCTTGTTCTGTTCCGGGTCCAGCTCGCCACGCTCATTAGCCATCGTCTCTTCCTGAACACGAGTAGCGTCAGCGTCAGCACGATCAGTGTTGTAACCGAAGCCAAACGAACGAAGGGTTTCTACGCCAGACTCAAAATCGTGACGGTAAGTGGAACCAGTCTGATAGCCGATGATGTTGGACAACGCCTGACGAAGATTGGTTGCCTCGTCCATGTCGATAGTACGCAGGCCGTTAGCTTCCTTGGCGTTAACAAGCCCAGTGTCCTCGGCGGTGAAGCCGGTCACGGTCGGGCTGTTAATGTCCTGAGGGGTCTGCTGGGGCACTGACGGGGCGATGTTGTCCTTGGCGCTGGGAGTCACCTGACGGTTCTCGGTTTGATTGACACGATTGCGGTTGTTGTTATTAGCCATTCTCATTACTTCCTTTTTGGTTTACTTCTTTAACAGACTTGAAGTCGATGCTCTTGGGAATCCAAGAAGTTGATTTAACAGTAAGAATGTTCTTTACTTTGTTGTGATCTTCAAACTCTAACTTAGAAGGATAAACGTTCAAGGCTTGGCGAGAAATTGCCTCGGCCTCTTCCTCTGACCCTGCTGAAATTACAAGATGAACCTCCTTGGTGACTATCTGGTCAACCTTCGCTACAACATTATAGTTCTTACTTGTACTCATGACTGTTTACCTATGTAATGTGCGGGCCTTCCACCCACCGGGAGGCGCTAGCAACCTCTCTAGACGCAAACAAACAGAACTTCCTCTGTTGCACCCAAGCGCCCCTTGAGCCGTTCCTTAGAACGGGACCTTATAAAATAAAAGGCCAAGCCCACCCCTGAGATTACAGAGCTTATCTTGGCGTTCAGTCCCTTTTTCTCTAGGACAGTGTGGGAAGTAAGGTCAATTAGAAGGGAACTTCTTCGTCAAGGTCGTCGTCAGCCGGAAGTCCGAAGTCGCCTCGCGGGTCCTTGTGCACTTCCTTAGCCTTGGTCGACTTACCCTTAGCATCGCCCTCGCCGCCACTGCGGCCCATCGCACCAAACTCCGAAGACTGGTACGCAACGTGGTCAGTAATGCGAAGAGCAACAGGATAAACGCCCTTCTTCTTACCCGGTCCGTAGTCTCGAATGTCAAGCTTTACGTCAGCACCCGAACCGTTTCCGATCAGCGTGTTGTCGTCCCACTCCTCGTCGTCGCTGTTGTAGAGGCGAATCTTAGGGTTGGGATTGCCGTCCTTGTTAAACTCAGGCTTACGCAGGACCAGAATCTTGCGGTCCGGCTTTTCCTTGTCCTTCAAACGGTCAGTAAGCTTGTGCTGCTTGAGGACCTTAACCGCCTCAGCGTCCGGCTCGAACTCAAACGTCCACTCTCGTGCGTCTCCACCGTAGTTAGGACGGGGCTCGCCAGTGACCTTGGGCCAGTGGACCTTGCCGGAAAGAAATACGGTTGCTTTATTTACTGCTGGCATGTGTTTTCAATTAACCTTTTTCTGAAAAGCTTTTCTTAAAAGTGGCATACCCACTAGGACTCGAACCTAGCTATCCGGTTTTGGAGACCGGTGCATCGCCCCTTAATGCTTTGGGCACGTAGGCAAACAACAAGAAAAGGGGTTCGTTTTTTAACGGAGCCATAAGCAGTGTGCTTCTCCAATCCCCTTACCCTATACCGAACATTATACAGGAAATAATCTGAATGTCAACTACTATTTTCTACATAATTAACCAACAATTTTAACTCCTCTAAAGTTGCATCGTTCTTCAGACGATTAGCACGCCAAGAGATAATCCTTACGTTTCCTCTTACGTATCCTTTGTCGGGTACTAGGCGGTCTAAGGAAGGAGTGTTGTCCGTTCTCCTTCGAGGCCCGTCTGTGTGTTCAAGGTAGATAGGAATACCTAAAGCCGGACACAAATCAGGAAAAACTATGTCACAATCTTCAAGATTAAAGGGAAGACCTGCGATCCTTGCTCTTTTCTTAGCTGCCAAAACATAACTACGTTGTGGATTGTCTCGGTGCCAATCTCTAACTCTTTTATTACGGACCTGTCTTGTTTCTCGATTAACTATCTCTAGTGAGTTTCGCTCCACGTTCTTCCTTTTTTAGATTCACCCCAAAGCGGGACATTGAGGTTCAGTTGTTCACCCGCTTCCTTGATACTTTGAACTGCAAGTTTACCATGTTCATCAGCATCATTCGGGGCAACGTCAAACTGGAACTCGTCGTGAATGTCACCGACTTTAATACTGTCTAAGCCTTTTCTGATGATGTGTTTGTTCAACAAAATAGAGGCAAGTGCCATGACGCGGGCACCCGAACCTTGTAGTTTGTAGTTGAGGGCAGCATGTGGACTTGGACAGATAACCCCTGCGCCATCCACCAGCCAAACTCGTCCTTTTTCGTGTTCACTTTGACACTCCTCCATCAAGTCCTGAACACCGAGACGGTCAAGAAATAGCTGCCTTATTCGGCTTCCTTCTTTGTTACTGACCTTGAGTGTCTTAGCGACTTTAGGTCCACCCGCTCCGTAAAGCGCAGCATATATGAGGGTTTTGGCATTAGGTCGAGTAACTCCAACCAAGTCCGCATTGTACTGGTGAGGATCACCATTTACGACTTGCTCTGTAAACTCGGGGCGATTAAGAAAGTGGGCAAGCATTCGGAGTTCAAGCCCAGCCGCGTCAGTCCCGACAAGAACTCTACCGGGTCTAGAACACCACAAATCTCTAGCTTCGTACGTGTAGTATCCATCTTCACCTCGTAAAACTGCTCCATCCTTAGCAACTCGGACCGCAGGGATATTGGCAGTGTTCGGAGCCTGATGGCGGAACCTGAGGGTGTCTGCCACGAACAGCTTACCGTGAATACAGGAGTCGGCTTCATTCCAGTTCTCCAACCAAGTGTTAATCATGTTAGCCCGACCGTTGACTGACATCCACTTGGTAATCAGGGCCACCTCAGGAATGCCACTGTCTTCAGCGAACTTTAGAAGACTCTTCTCCGTTACCTTAGGCTGGCCTCCGGGGGTTAGTTCGTCAGGCTTCCATCCGAGTGCGAGAAGTTTTTCAGCTCGTTGCTTAGACGATCCAATGTTGAACTGAACGTCTTCAAACGCTCGGTACGTTTCTCCTGACTGCCCCCGCTCAACAAAATATCGCTCAGCGTCGCGTTGGTAGAGTGCCGTAACTGATCCACCTTTTGTAAACAGGTTCGCCTCTCGTACCAGTACCCTTTCGGGGGGGAAGGCTCGTCTAATTTCATCTTGCAACTCCTCTTCACGCTTACGCAACTGTTGATAAAACACCAACGCTCGGGGTCCGTCAAAGTAAAACCCGTTAACCTGCTGACGATGTAGGACGCTGGTAATCTGATGTTGTATGTAACAGGTAAGCTCGCTGAAACCTATACGAACCAGTGTGTTGGTGATCCTACGAAGAAGCTCCGCAGTAACCTTCACGTCCTGTTGACAGTAGGAAATCATCTCCGACGAAAGGTGAGTCCAGTCGTTGAAGCTGCCTTTCTTGATGCCGATACGCTCACCCCAAGCGTCAAGGCTGTGACCCCCCGGCATGGACGGATGATAAAGCATACACAGAATTAGGGTGTCGATTACCCGTCCTACTGTGATGCCTACTCCTGCTAGACGATTGAGAGTGGGAGCGTCGAACTTGAGAGCGTTGTGTCCTACGTAAAAAGACCCACGAGTACGTTCAAAGAACTCACGAATTTCTTCTAACGTCGTACAGGTTCCTGTTTCACCAGTCTTAACATTTTCCCAGCACATGACCCACACCACATTGGCGTTAAGGTCGTCTGTTTCAATGTCGATTGCGTAAACGTCTTCTGGTCTGCTTTCCCAGTCAAGATACATTTAGTTTCCTTAAATTACAAGATAAGCCATCAAGATGTAGGTTAGAGAATGAACCAACTGGTCAACGCCCAACAACACCCAGAACTCATTGTGAGTTGTAGCCGTCCACCCTTTTGCTGCGTTGTACTTCATCTTGAACCAGTCCATATGGTAATGGATTAGAAATTCAATACCTGCTACACCCAAAGCAGTTGCCGTATTAGTGAAGAAGAATAGAATGAACAGGCTTGCTAAGGCGTGTTGTCCTGCATGAACAATGCCACCGAGATGCAGATAAGTTCCCTTGTTCTTCCACTGATAAGGAGGTTGATACCAGAAGTCGAAGATGAAGTGCTTAACTGTAAGCAATGTTAGAAGCAAAAACATTTAAATCTCCCGGCGAACAGCCGTTGCGCCCATTCCATTACGAATCAGCTTATTGACTTCCCGATTATTGAATGTCTTAGGAAGGCAGATGCAACCAAAGTATTCTCCGTTGTTGTCGTACAAGTCCCAGCGATCTGCGTTCCTTATATCACCAACTAACACTCGTTCCATTATGTACCCTTTCCGAACATTTCAAATTCGTTTCCAGCAGGAGACCCGCCCTTCTCAAACACGTCTCCAAGCTCCTTAGACAGCTCTTCCAGCACTCCGGTAATCTCGTTGTACCAAAGGTAGCAGGCAGGTCCGGTACGCCCACAGAAGCGGTTCTTCTCGACTACAAGGCTGGTTACGTTACGACGCCACGGATCAGGGTCCGTCTTGTCACGATGCAACTTAACCACAATGTTGGCGATTTGTTCCGGTCCAGCAGACCCTCGAATTTCACCAGCACGATTGACGTGAATGACGGCACCAACCCAAATGTTCAGGTTCATGCACAGCATCTTCAGCTTCGTGCTAATTTCGTCGAGTTGTTTGCGTTCGTCTCCACTATGATCTGACACGACGATGCTAAGGTGATCCAACACAATAAAGCTACAACCGAGTGCGGCCATATGTCGAATCTTAGCGAGAACAGCGTCGATATCATTAGAACCGAAATGGTCCCAAATGACCACCCGATTATGGTTGATGACTTTGTCAAAGTGTTCCTTCAACTCCGCCTCGGTACGTTCTGTGTCAGGAAGATGGTAGGGCTTCTTAGCCTCAACAGACATCAA